GGTCACTGGTTAAGCGTAGGAGCTAGAGTAAATTTAAGATTTAATGAAGATAACGTACATGCGCAACTCAAACATTGTAATAAACAACTTTCAGGCAATGCTGCGAATTACCGCATTGGACTGGTTAAAAGAATCGGGCTAGAACGGGTCGAAGCCCTAGAGTGCGACCATAAGCTAAACCACTACACAAAAGACGATTTAAGGGATATTGAAGCCACCTACAAAGAAAAATTGAAAAGCCTAACCGCTTTGCAAGACATGGTAAGAATGAATCAAGAGATGGGATTGTATGAAATCGCAAGATAACGCCATTTCAATTCCAAGGCGCAAAACCTTTTATAACCAATGATTGCTTCAGATTAACAAAAAAATGGTATCGAAAATGAAAACATTAACTAAAAACACACAAGACGTACTAGATTTACTACCTGCTACAGCGCGAGATATATCAAGCAAGCTAGGATTTAGCCGTGTAACGGCATCAAGCTGCATTCGCGTCTTAAAGGCTAAAGGACTGGCTGCAAACGGCGATAGTCTCACTATACCGCATGGCGAACAGATTGTTTACGTAAGGACAATGAAAGGGCATGAATTTGAGGTTGATACGCCGCCTTGCATCGTGCCAAAAACGACTTTAACAGTATGGCGCACAGCATTACCTTGGGAGGCTGGAGCGTGAACCAAACGAAAGAAGAATTATTAAGTGCAGTAGCGGCTATAAACGCATTTAGGGACGCGACAGAATCCGCTAAGAAATTACTCCCGCCTATTGAGGCGCTAAATGGATCGCAGCGCAGGCTACTGCTATGCGAAGCTGTTAAACACTTGGAGAGTGCTGATTTGCCATATTTTTCAAGGGCAATCAACTTACTAATGGGTCAAAGAGATAGAGTTGTTAAAGTACGTGGTGGATGGTTTTTTAAACAACGTAAAAACGGCAAAATTAGGCACAGAGCACCTGATATTTATAAAACAATAGAAGTAAGTGCAATATGAAAAAAACAAAGGCAATTAAATCCTAGGGTAAACGATATTAGGGTTTAAAGTTGCAAAACCTAGGGTTTACCCTAGTACGCAAGCAATAAAAACTGTAGATAATAGAGCCATGCCAAGCAATACCGCAAGGCAACAACAGGAGAGAATCATGAGTAATCTTATTAAAACAATTATTAGCGTAAGTGATTTGCGACAAGGCATGACTGTCGAAATCGATGGAAATTTGAAAACTGTTTCGCTTAACAAAATCAAGCAAAATTATATATATGATGGTCAGCGCTATAAGGATGGCATTACTAGAGTGCAATTTGTCGTGCCTACGGCTTTTGGTGTCCGTGTTGAATAAACAAATAGAAAAGTTATATCTTATGAAAACACTAATCACAATCATCTTAGCCACATTACTCGCAGCATGTGGCGATTGTCCGCCTGATGCTGTCATTGCACAGCCTGAAACCGTGACGGTAACCACGCCTGAGCCAATTATTGCGCCGCCAGTTTCAGAAAAACCACAGCCGCCAGTTATTGCGCCAGTAGTAGAGCCAGTATCTACGCCAACAAAACCAGACCCCATAACTTATTGTGCAAATTTACAAGTAACATGCTTAGATGAATGCCCTTGGTATCGTCCGTGTGAACCGATTCAAGCATGTCCACAATCTACAGGATGCTCACCAAGTCCAGCACAATTACCGCCTAACCGTATTCCAGTAGTAGAGCCAAATCCAACGCCAGCATGTATCCGAGACAACACGCCATTGGTGTATATTGCCCCGTTTTGGGTGGATAATTGCGGCAATAAATACGGACAAACAATTTAAAAAAGGGTAAAATGACACTGCAACTCGCAGTTGCTTGCCCTTCGGGGCTTTTTTTGAATACTCCTTAAAGGAACTCAAGTGGATATTGAAATATTTGTACGTATTGGCAATAGGTCGGTAAACAATAAAGGCGTTGTTTTTTGGAGTGCTAGGCCGCTCATACAAAAAACAAGCCTTATTACGTGCAAAAGCAAGCCCGATGATGACCAAGTTGTCGAATCAATAGCCAAGCAATATAAAGAGTGTTTGTTTGAGTATGAGTATTACTCAAAAGAAGGTGACCATGTTTAAACGCTTAATAACATGGCTTTATGAGCGATATTGTAAAAAAGAATCACAAGGCGATGGCCATTTGGCATTGGTAAAAAAGGCGTTTAGTCTAGACATGCCTTGCCTCGAAGATGTGTCAGGCATAAAACGGCCTAAACCTGAGCACGAGTGGCGGCGTGATGAGGTGGTTAAATGAATAGCAATAAATCTACATCGCAGCTATTAGAGCCTGTGCAAATCTATGAATCACCTAGTTTTTTGGATTTGCCAGTAATGACCGATAAAGAATGGGAGTCTATGACAATTGAGGAGCAGGCCGTTCGCCTTGCCTATGAGTGCAAAATAGTTACCGCTTGTGAATTGTTGATGCTGAGGGCTAGTAAATGAGATACAAAATAGTGGAAGGGTCACAATCATGCCATTGTTGTTTTGAGTACACAATTGTCGATACAACAAAACCTGAGATTATTGGAGATAGTCAGTGGATTAATGATGACGGCTCATTAAGCTGGTTGCAGGTTTGTGAATGTTTTCACAAAGAAGACGCTGAGACAATTTGTAATGCACTCAATGGAGTAGTTGAATGAGTATGTCAAAAAAACTAATTGATTGGTTACAAAAAGAGAATGCTAGAGTAGTCTTTGAGTGGGCGAATTGGGATGGAACTAAAAGCCAAGCGATAGATATTAATGACCGGCAATGCGCACGAATTGATGCCTTTAGATTGGCAACAGGCTGCTAGTGCAATATATAGAGAGAGGTGGGAAAATGAGTAACTATTGGGAAAACCTACAAAGCCGAATAAATGCAGCTAAGCCTCCTAAGGTGGTGGCTATGCAAGCGCAAAGGGAAGCGCGGAATGTAGCGCTACAAAGAAATCAAGCTCAAAGCCAATCATTAAAACAATGTGAAGAGCAAATTGCGGCTATGAATAAACGCTCTGGAGTTAGCGAAGAATGAGCCTAACAACTAACCAAAAATCAAGCGTAATGGTTTATGTCGGTAATTATGGAACTTATGAGCTTCCTCCTGAGTTATGCAAAATGGAAGGCATATTAAATGCTGGCGATAGGCGAACTAAGCTAGGCAAATTAGTTGTGCAATGGGAGAGGGCTCGAGACGAGATAGAAAGGGCTAAACATGAGCTTAACCGCTAAACAAGAAGCATTCGCCCAAGCTGTAGCGTCAGGAATGAGCCAAGCTGAAGCATACAGAACACACTACGATGTAGACCCTGATTGCAAGCCTGAGACAATTTGGGAAGAGGCTAGCCGTGTTGCTAACGACCGCAATGTTTCCGCAAGGGTGACTTTTCTCAAGGATGAGATAGCAGCAAAAGCCCTTTGGACACGCGAGGACAGCGTTAGAACGCTCAAAGACATAGCAACCGATGAGGCAGCTAGGCACGGCGATAAAACGGGCGCTGTGAAGGTTTTAAACGAGATGCACGGATACAATGCGCCTAAAGAGATTAACGTTAACGGCAACCTTTCATTGAATGTGAGCTTTGATTGATAGAAGCGCGATTCCCTAAAAAGCTACAGTTCCTATTTAAGCCATCACGGTATAAGTTTGCGCGCGGCGGTCGTGGCAGCGGTAAGAGTTGGGGATTCGCTCGCGCCTTAATCCTAATAGCAGCATCAAAACCTACTAGGGTTCTATGCACCCGTGAAGTGCAAAAGTCAATTCAGCAGTCGGTGCATCAATTACTTAAAGACCAGATAGCAGCGCTTAACCTTAGCGCATTCTTTGATGTACAGGAAACTAAAATATTAGGGCAGAACGGCAGTGCTTTTTACTTTAGTGGACTATCTGACCAGACCGCTGACACTCTTAAGTCTTATGAGGGCGTGGATATTTGCTGGTGTGAAGAAGCGCAAAGCATTAGTAAGAATAGCTGGAATATCCTTATTCCTACGATTCGTAAAGATGGCTCTGAGATATGGGGCACGTATAACCCGCAATTGGAAAGCGACGAAACACACCAAAGGTTTGCGGTAAACCCGCCTCCTGATTGTGTGTCAGTTGAAATGAACTTTAGCGATAACCCTTACTTTCCTAAGACGCTGGAATCTGAGAGGCAACATGCTGAAAAGACCATGCGTCCTGATGACTACAATCATATATGGCTAGGACAATGTAAGCCAGCTGTAGAAGGCGCTATTTACTTTGACGCCATGAGTCAGACTGTGCAGGCTGGGCGAATCCGAGAAGTTCCGCATGATGGCAGCTTAAAGACGCACTTAATCTTTGACCTTGGCATGGCTGACAGTATGACTATCATATTAGCTCAAAAGGTTAGCTCTGAGATACGGATTATTCACTATATTGAAGGTA